TACCAATACAGCCAAATAAATTACACTTCTCTGTACCAAGTAGGGAACGGCCTCACTACAGGAATGACCCCCCCTATAAATTAGAAAGGCTTGTCAAAAAATTTTTTTTCTGGTATATATGCACCTCCGGTGAATAACCTGCGATCAGTAAATGACTTTATCCCTAGAACCAGAGCTAGGTGTTCCTTTATCTAAGGGAGCGCGTAAGCTAGATTTAAAAAAACGAGCCGAAGCTGCGGCTAATACCGCACTTGATTTGGCAGAGCACGGCCTAGATTTGCTCCCTAACAAAGAAGATAAGGATGTAGCGGCCAAGCTATCCTCTTCTTATGCTTCTGACCCCGCTAAAACATCTAAAACCGCCAGTGCTGTTCGCATGTCTACCCTGACCCCTGCCTCTATAGTGTTGACTAACAGCATACTCAGTGAATTTGGCCGCTCTGTTGTGGAGTCTTCGGTACAGATTAGGCACTTAGTAACTAACAAGCTGCTATTAGAGACAGAAAACCCTGACCCCCGCACAAGAATCCGTGCCTTGGAGCTGTTAGGTAAGATTTCAGACGTAGGATTGTTTGCTGAGAAGTCAGAGATAACGATTACGCACCAGTCTACTGACGATCTGAAGAGCAAACTGCGTAGAAAACTAGAAAAGCTAGTCCCTGTAGAGGAAGAAGCCGAGGATGCAGTAGTCCTAGACGGCGAAGCTATAGATTTAGAAGAAGAATTAGGATTGGATGACGGGTTCTATGACGACGAGTGAGGCCGTTCCCGACTTTACCGAAGAAGATGTCCAGAAGATGTTGGATAATCTAGACTCTTTCTCTGATGACGAGGTAAAAGAGATAACCAGACTCGTAGATGAGCTGTCCGCACGCAGGCAGAACCAGTTAGCGTACGATGATCTGATAGATTTTTGCAAAGCAATGATGCCGGACTTCATTGTAGGTAGACATCACCGCATTTTGGCGGATATGTTGATGGGAATTGAGCGTGGAGACAAGGATAGGGTCTGTGTAAACATCCCACCGCGTCATGGTAAGTCTCAACTTGTGTCTATTTTCTATCCAGCGTGGTTTTTGGGGCGTAATCCGAACAAAAAGGTGATGATGGTGTCGCACACCACCGATCTTGCAGTAGATTTTGGCCGTAAAGTGCGTAACTTGATTGCCACCCCCGAATACCAGTCTATATTCCCTACTGTAAAGCTAGCAATTGACTCTAAATCAGCAGGTAGGTGGAATACAAACGCAGGTGGGGAGTATTACGCCTGTGGTGTAGGTTCAGCACTAGCAGGACGTGGTGCAGACTTACTGCTTATTGACGATCCTCACTCTGAGCAAGATGTTATTAGTGGTAACTTCTCAGTGTTTGAGAAAGCCTACGAATGGTACACGTTTGGTGCTCGTACACGACTAATGCCGGGGGGTAGGGTAGCTATTATTCAGACTCGTTGGCATATGGACGATCTAACAGGCCGCGCAGTAAAGGATATGGCTCAGAACGAGCGAGCTGACCAGTTTGAGGTTATTGAGTTCCCCGCTATACTAGAACTTGAGGACGAAGATACAGGCGAGATAATAGAAAAGCCCCTGTGGCCTGAGTTCTTTGACTTAGAGGCGCTGTTACGTACTAAAGCATCTATGCCTACGTTCCAGTGGAATGCCCAGTATCAGCAACAACCCACCGCCGAAGAAGCATCCATAGTAAAAAGGGAGTGGTGGAATTGGTGGGGGGAGGAGAACCCGCCATCTTGTGAGTACATAATCATGTCGTTGGACTCAGCGGCAGAGAAGCACAACCGAGCGGATTACACTGCGCTGACTACATGGGGTGTGTTTTATAATGAGGAGGATAGCGCGTATAATATCATCTTGCTCAATAGTATTAAGCAGCGCATAGAGTTTCACGAGTTGAAAGAGTTAGCAATGCAAGAGTATGCTGACTGGGAACCAGACTCGTTTATAGTAGAGAAAAAGAGTTCAGGTGTTGCGTTATACCAAGAAATGAGGAGAATGGGCCTACCAGTGTCCGAATACACCCCACACAGAGGTTCTGGTGATAAACTAGCGCGTTTAAACGCAGTATCTGATATTGTAGCGTCTGGACTGTGTTGGGTTCCACAAACTCGATGGGCTGAAGAAGTCGTAGAAGAGATAGCTGGATTCCCATTTATGAGTAATGATGACTTAGTGGACTCGACTGTAATGGCGCTAATGCGTTTTAGGCAGGGCGGGTTTATACGACTACCTAGCGATGAATTAGAAGAACAACGATATTTCAAGCGGCGTGGAAACGGGTTTTATTAAGAGGCTAGATTATGGCAATTGAAAAAGGTTTATACGCTGCTCCTGAAGGACTAGACGCAGAACTAGACGAAGAGGCAGAAGAAGGCGAGCTAATGGAATCTGGCTTAGAGATCGAGATTGTCGATCCTGAGATGGTAACTCTGTCTGACGGTAGCGTAGAGATCACGTTGATTCCTGAAGGCAACTCTATAGACATGATGGCCTTTGATAGCAACCTTGCCGAAGAATTAGATGAAGACTATCTAGCTATACTAGCAGATGATCTTATAGAGTTAGTAGACTCAGACGTAGATAGCCGAAAAGATTGGGCTGACACATACGTAAAGGGTCTAGATATCATAGGATTTAAGTACGAAGAGCGTACAAACCCTTGGGAAGGCGCTTGTGGTGTACATTCTACTGTTTTAGCAGAAGCAGCCATTCGTTTTCAAGCAGAGACAATGAGTGAGACTTTCCCCGCAGCAGGGCCAGTTCGTGTAAAAGTTCTAGGTTCCGAGACTAAAGAGAAAGATGAAGCGGCAGAACGTGTAAAAGCCGACATGAATTACCAGCTCACCGAGAACATGGTTGAGTACCGCCCAGAACATGAGCGTATGCTATATAGCCTAGGACTGGCAGGATCGGCGTTTAAGAAGGTTTACTTCGATCCTAACCTAGGTAGACAGACCGCTATCTATATCCCCGCAGAAGACGTTATCGTGCCTTACGGCTGCTCTAATATAGAGTCTGCCGAACGTGTTACACATATCATGCGTAAGACTAAGAATGACCTACGCAAGCTACAGGTAAATGGGTTTTATCGTGATATAGACCTAGGCGAACCCCAAACGTTCCATACTGACATTGAAGAGAAGAAAGCCGAAGATGGCGGGTTCTCTCTTACTGACGATGATCGCTATGCTATGTACGAGATTCATGCAGACCTTGTTATTGAAGGTGTAGATGATGAAGACGATATAGCCAAGCCTTACGTGGTTACAATAGAGCGCGGTAGCAACGAGATACTCGCTATCCGCCGTAACTGGAACGAGGATGACATGCTGACATTGAAGCGTCAGCACTTTGTACATTACGTATATGTCCCCGGATTTGGCTTCTACGGCCTTGGACTGATACACATTATAGGTGGGTACGCTAGAGCGGGAACATCGCTTATACGGCAATTGGTGGACGCTGGTACCCTAGCTAACCTTCCGGGGGGTCTAAAATCCCGTGGACTACGAATTAAAGGCGATGATTCTCCGATAGAGCCGGGGGAATGGAAGGATGTAGATGTACCATCCGGTAGCATCCGCGAGAACATAATGCCCCTTCCTTACAAGGAACCTAGCCAAACTCTGCTAGCGTTGCTTGATCAGATTACTAATGAAGGTCGTCGTTTAGGCGCTATTAGTGATATGAACATATCTGACATGTCAGCTAATGCTCCAGTAGGTACTACCCTAGCGTTGCTAGAACGTACGTTGAAGCCTATGGCAGCAGTGCAGGCGCGTGTTCACTATGCTATGAAGCAAGAGTTTAAGATGCTCAAAGCTATCATGGCTGAGTATGCACCCGCTGAGTACGATTATCAGCCCCTTAGAGGGCAAGTATCAGCACGGCAGTCAGACTATAGATTAGTAGACGTTATTCCTGTAAGTGACCCTAACAGCTCTACAATGGCACAGCGAGTGGTACAGTATCAAGCTGTGTTACAGATGGCACAACAAGCCCCGCAGATTTATGACCTGCCGCAACTACACCGTCAGATGATTGATGTCTTAGGCATTAAGAACGCTGATAAGTTAGTCCCAGTGAAAGATGATATAAAGCCAAGCGATCCTGTAAGCGAGAACATGAATGCGCTAACAGGTACCCCTATAAAAGCCTTTATCTATCAAGACCACGATGCCCATATGGCAACACATGAATCGTTCATTAAAGACCCGATGATCGCTCAAACTATCGGACAGAACCCTCAAGCTCAACAAATCATGGCTGCGCTTCAAGCGCACATTGCAGAACACCTTGGGTTCAAGTACCGCAAGCAGATGGAAGAAAAGTTAGGCGCACCATTACCAGCACCTAATGAAGAAATGTCTGAAGATATGGAAGTTCAGTTGGCTAGAGTTATGGCCGATGCGGGTAAGCAGCTTACTCAGCAGAACCAACAAGAAGCAGCACAGAAGCAAGCGCAAGAACAACAGCAAGACCCAGCGTTCCAGTTGCAGCAAGCGGAGCTACAGGTTAAGCAGCAAGAAGTACAACGTAAGGCTCAGAAAGATCAAGCCGATATGCAAGTTAAACAAGCGGAATTACAGCTTAAAGCTCAGAAGAATCAAGGTGATTTGCAGATAGATGCAGCTAAACTTGAGTTGGATAAGCAGGAGCTGCAAATAGATGCCCAGAAAGCGGGCGCTAAACTAGCTGCGGATAGAAGAACAGCTAACACTAAACTTGACCTTGATTTAATGAAAGAGGTCAAAAGCAAACCAAAAGGATAAAATATGTCTACTACCGTCTTTGACGTGCTAAGAAGTAAAATCGAAGCCGATATGTCTTCAGCAACAGAATTTCTAGGTAATGGAGGAGCTAAAGACTTCGCTCAGTACAAAGAAATAACAGGAATGCTACGAGGTCTCATCTCCTGTTTGAACCATGTTAACGATCTCTCGCGCAACTATTTGGATGATGATGACAATGACTGATTTAAGTAATGCTGTAGAAGAAATAACGGAAGAAGAGTTAGAGAATCAACTACCGACTCCCGTAGGCTATAGAGTATTAATAGCCATGCCAGAAGTAGAAGACACGTACGGCGATAGTGGGATTATCAAATCTAACAGAGAAGTTCAGTTAGATACGGTTATGTCTACTATTGGACTTGTACTTGATATGGGCAAACAAGCCTACTCAGATGAAGATCGTTTTCCTACTGGCCCTTGGTGTAAGCAAGGAGACTATGTAATGTTTCGTATGAACACAGGTACACGGTTTAAAGTAAATGGGGTTGAGTATCGTTTAATGAATGATGACTCAATTGAAGCGGTAGTAAGCGATCCTCGTGGCGTAACACGAGTGTAAGGAGTAGCAAATGGCTTTTCAAAAAGTTGAGTTTGATTTTCCTGATGATGAGGAAAGTAGTAACGATATAGAAATAGAGTCCAGTGAATCGGTAGAAATAGACCTATCTGGTAAAAAAGAAGCAAAAGACTATAAGGAAAATGAAGATGAATATGAAGTTGAGGTTGTTGACGATGTACCGAAGTCTGACCGTAACCGTAAGCCTTCTTCTCCTCCGAATGAGGTTACAGATGAAGAGTTGGAAGATTACTCTGAAAAAGTTCGTAACCGAATCAAACATTTCAGCAAAGGCTACCACGACGAAAGACGCGCCAAAGAAGCGTCCCAACGCCAAAGCCAAGAATTAGAGAGTTTTGCTAAGAATCTTGTTGAAGAAAATAACAAGTTAAAAGGTACGGTTGATAAAAATCAAGAAGCATTACTAGAACAGGCTAAAAGAACTGCTGCTGGCGAAATGTTGCTAGCAAAACGTTCTTATAAACAAGCCTATGAAGCTGGCGATGCTGATAAACTGCTTGAAGCCCAAGAAAAAATGAATGTTGCGGGTATAAAAGCAGACAAACTTGAGAATTTTCAACCCTCTTCTTTACAAACGCAAGACGATGAGGTACAAATACCTCAACGAAATGTAACTCAACAGCCAGAAGTAGATGAAAAAGCATCAAACTGGGCCAAAGAAAACCCTTGGTTTGGTGATGACAAAGAAATGACTGGTTACGCTATGGGGTTACATGAGAAACTTGTTACAGAAGAAGGTATAGATCCTTCTAGTGACGAATACTACGAGACTATAAATTCTCGTATGCAGAAGCTGTTCCCTAACAATTTTGAAGGGGAAGCAGAGGAGCCTGAGTCTAAACGAAGGTCAAATGTGGTTGCCCCCGCTACGCGGAGCACAGCACCTAAGAAGGTGCGACTAACGCAAACACAGGTAGCTATCGCTAAAAAACTTGGGGTTCCATTAGAACTATACGCCAAAAAGGTTGCTGAAGAGATGAGGAAAATATAATGGCTGATAACAGAATTAATCGTGAGAACGTAACCCGTGAAAAAACGGCCCGTAAAAAAGCTTGGAAGAAGCCGGAGGTTTTACCTTCGCCGAATGACGAGCACGGCTATGCATTTCGTTGGATTCGTGTAAGCACGCAAGGTAATGTGGATGCCACAAATCTCTCGTCTAAATTGCGTGAAGGGTGGGAACCAGTAAAAGCATCGGATCATCCCGAAATAACTATGGTTACTATTGAACAGGAACGGTTTAAAGATAACGTAGTAATTGGAGGACTAATGCTGTGTAAGGCTCCAAAAGAACTGGCTGAAGAACGAAATGAGTACTATGAGTCTCAGACTAAGTCGCAAATGCAGTCAGTTGATAACAGCTTCATGCGAGAAAATGATCCCCGTATGCCGCTATTTAATGAGCGGAAATCGAAAGTTACCTTTGGTAAGGGAACTTAACTTAATTATTTTTATAGGATAAAAATTATGTCTGCTACAGATTCAGGATACGGGTTTATCCCCGTGAAACGTTCTGACGGCATGCCTTATGCAGGTGCCCAAGATGCGTTTCTAATTACCCCCGCTGGAGTTGCTCAAAACATCTTCTACGGTTCAGTCGTTGAGATCAATGCTGGATATCTTCAGCTTGCCTCTGGTACTGGCGCTGATGCAACTACCAACAACCTTGGTGGTTCTAGTATTGGTGCTTTGGGTGTGTTCGTTGGTTGCGAGTATATTAATGCTCAAGGTCAATTGATCTTCTCTCAGTACTACCCTTCAGGTACGGATAACGCTACAGCCTTTGTTATCACTGACCCTAACGTTACTTTCCAAGTACAAGCTGACGGCGCAATCGCTCAAGCTGCTTTGGGACATAACGCTCCTTTAACTGGCGCTCAACACGCTACAACCTCTGGTAACGTTACTACTGGTAAGTCAAACATTCAGCTTGACGCTACCACTGCTACTGCTACTAAGTCGTTTAAAGTTATTGGCTTTGTAAGTAAGTCTGGGTCAACTATCGGTGATGCTTATACCGATGTATTGGTTAAAATTAATGCGCCGTACCATCAGTTTGGTACTGGCATTGTAGGAGAATAATTAGATGGCTATTTCAAGAGCGCAGTTACTAAAAGAGCTACTCCCCGGATTGAACGCATTGTTCGGTTTAGAGTACGCGAAGTATGGCGAAGAGCATAAAGAGATTTTCGAGACTGAAGCCTCTGATCGTTCTTTTGAAGAAGAAACCAAGCTGTCAGGCTTCGGTTCTGCACCTGTCAAGAGTGAAGGTTCATCAATCGAGTATGACAACGCGCAAGAAGCTTTCACTGCACGCTACACGCATGAAACTGTTGCTATGGGCTTTGCAATCACTGAAGAAGCGATTGAAGATAACTTGTATGACTCT